GGAAACTAACTATTACATCGTACAGCTTTCTAATCGAATGAGTTTAGTAGGCGATCTAGAATATACTGCTGAAGGTATTGTTCTTAAATTTCCATTGGAAGTTACTGCTAAGCCTGTCAATGATGACAATGGAAAGATTATTGGTGAACATATGGTACTTCGTCCTTTCTTAGTTATGACAGACGACAGAGAAGTTGTGATTGATATGTTTAATGTAGTATGCTTGAATAGTTTAAGCGTTAGACTTCACTCTTCTTACGAAGAAATGGTAGAGAATGTTTACGGTAAGCCTGTTGCTTTTGATGGGAACTTTTACAAAGAAGAAAAAGATTCTGAAGCGAAAGAGATTGAAGACTTGAGTGTAGAAGAGGCTGAATACTTAAAAGAACAATTACAGAATTTTATTAGTGATGATGAAGGAACCTTACATTAAAGATATTACTTCTTTTTGCTGACAAACCAATTATAACAATCTGCCTGCCTCATGTCAAGTCTTTTTTAATTTATTTTGCTTGACAAATGAATCTTTTTTTAGTATTATTATATTATGATTTAAATTGGAGTAACACATGTCTAAAGAAAAAAATGCACATTATGTGGACAATAAAAAGTTCTTCGAAGAAATGAAGAAATGGAAACAGGAATGGAACCAAGCTGTTGAAAGTGGCAATCCTACTCCTCAGTGTCCGCACTATCTTGGCGAATGCTTCGTTAAGATATCAAATCATCTAGCATACAAATCTAATTTCGTAAACTATACATTTCGAGACGAGATGATTCTTGACGGCATAGAAAACTGCCTAAGATATGCTGACAGATTCAATCCAGAGAAGTCAAACAATCCGTTTGCATACTTCACACAGATCACATACTATAGTTTTATTCGCCGAATCAAGAAAGAAGCTAGGCAGACTGAGACTAAACTAAACTATCTTGCCAGCATTGATCTTCAGCAGCTTCTAGACTCAATAGAGGGAGATAGTGGCGACTATGAGTACTTAAAATGGGTACAAGATCAAGTAGATGCCAACGCAAAAGACAAGAAAGAACTAAAGAAAGTCACGGAATCCGCTGTCTCCAAGAGACGACCCAAGTATTTCGATAAAGATGAATCCGTGCTTGACATATAGGCTACATCCTACTATAATACAGTATATTAAATGGGAGTAATTATGAGACATAGTGTTATAAGACAAGTACCATTTATTGCCAACGGCAACCATGGACCAGATACTTTGTATATTGTTGACATATATGAAGACGGCAAAAAAGTTGGCACAAATGAATTTCCAGGCAAAAGCATTCACTATGCAGAATCTTTTGCCAGAAACTGGGACAACGGAATAGTAGATGCGAATCAAACCAACAGATAGACAAATTGTAGTAGACTTAGAAACCTTAAGTGCAAGACCAAACTCTTGCATTGTTTCTATTGGTGCGGTCGCTTTCACTCTACAGGATGGAATCACAGAAGAATTTCTAATCAATGTTGATCCTGTTTCTTGCAAAGAGATTGGTCTTCACATCAGTAAAGAAACGATTCAGTGGTGGTCAACCCAGTCGAAAGAAGCTATTGATTCTTGGAAAAAAGATCCTGTGCCTTTACGAGAGGCTATGAGAAAGTTCAATGAGTTTTATGGAAATGTTTCAGTTCCTATTTGGGGCAACGGAGCAAGTTTTGATATTACTATTTTAGAATCTGCCTATTTTGCACTCAATGACGAGGACATAAACATTCCTTGGAAGTTTTGGGACATATATGATCTGAGAACCTTGACAAATATTTTAGGTAGAAGATTAGAAAAGACTGGCATAAATCATAACGCCTTGCATGACTCAATTGCCGAAGCAAAACTTCTCATAGATATGTTGAATTCATGATAGAAAAACTTTCCTACAAATTCGATATTGACAAGATTGTAGAAGAGTGCTACCATATAAAAGAAACGGTAGGATTCTGTTCTCTTACAAATCAAATCAGTCTCAAGCATACCGATAAAGTCGATGCAGATGATATATGGTATGAAGGCTGCGGTTCTTTAATTAGTTTATTGCCTGGTAAAAACAATAAAGATTTTACTATAATCAATAAAGAGTTGACAGGAACCTATATTGAAAGTATAATTAATACTTTACAACAACAATACAGTATTGGCAGAGCTAGAATTATGAGACTAGAGCCAAGAAAGTGTATGAGTTTACATGTTGACCTCAGTAAGAGAATACACATACCAGTGGTGACAAATACAGATGCGTTGATGATAATCAACAATGAAATATTTCATATGCCAGCAGACGGCAGCGCATACTTAACTGACACTACAAAAAGACATACTGCATTGAATGCCAGTAAAACAAATGAAAGACTTCATTTATTATTTGATCTTGTTTAGGAGTTATATAATGGACGCACAAAAAGTACGCAATGCAATTGAAGAAATGTCAAACTCAATGACACGCATGGACGCAGAACGTGATCTCATTAAAGAGATCGTGAATAAGCTCCACGAAGAAGAGTTTCTTGATAAGCGAGTTATTCGAAAGATGGCTAGGGTATATCACAAGCAGAACTTCGCTGAAGAAACTACTATCAACGAAGAGTTTGAAACTACCTTTAAAAATATAATGGGATAAACCATGAATATCTTTGCTCTAGATACTGATCCAGTAATTGCTGCTCAAAGCCATTGTGACAAGCACGTGGTAAAGATGATTATCGAGTATGCTCAACTCATGTCTACTGCACATCGTGTGTTAGATGGTGCATTGTATCAAGATAAGACTGCCAATAATCGAAGTATTAAAAGATGGCGATTGTCTGATGAAGTTCTAGAGAAAGATGTTTACAAAGCCTCCCATGTCAATCATCCGTCAGGAATTTGGACACGGCAAACTAAAGCAAATTATGATTACATGTACAAAATGTGGTTTGCTTTGTGCAAAGAGTATACTCACCGCTATGGCAAAATTCACTTGACTCAACAGAAGTTAGAGCATATACTATGTAATGCACCGTCGAATATACCTGACGGTGAACTTACGGAAATTCCACAAGCAATGCCAGATGATGCAAAACTTTGTAATGTAGTAGAAGCATATCGTAACTACTATCGTTTATACAAGAAAGACTTTGCTCGCTGGACAAAGCGACAAACACCGGAGTGGTTTATTTGAAATTTGCAATGGTAACAGACTTGCATTTTGGTGCAAGAAGCGACTCACTAGCCTTTGACAATCACTTTCGCAAGTTCTATGAGGAAGTATTCTTTCCAGAACTAGATCGTCAAGGTATCAAAACTGTATTTGATTTGGGAGATACATTCGACCGAAGAAAGTATATCAACTTTAATACTCTAAAGAGTTGTAAGGAATATTTCTTTGACGAGTTAGAAAGGCGTGGAATCGATTTACATATGATTCCAGGTAATCACGATACCTATTTCAAAAACACTAACGATGTAAACTCTCCTGATCTTTTGTTGAGAGACTATAACAACATTGCTCTATATCAGAAGGTTACTGAAATCAAGATGGGTGACAGCACAGTATTATTTGTGCCTTGGATATGTAATGAAAACTATGAAGAGTCATTTGAAATCATCTCTAAATCAAAAGCTGATATATGCTTGGGACACTTTGAGTTCTCTGGTTATGACATGTATCGTGGATCCCCTAATCCTCATGGTATGGATCCTGGCATGTTTAAGCATTTGCCTATGGTTATTAGCGGTCACTTTCATCACAGGCATACTAAAGGTAATATTACATACATGGGTAATCCTTACGAGATAACCTGGTCAGACTATGACGATCCACGAGGCTTTGCAATCTATGACACAGCAGAAAAAAGATTGGATTATGTCAACAATCCAAACAAACTCTTTCACAAGATTTATTATGATGACACCGACACTGGACTTTTTACTGGTGATTTTGTTTACGATTTTGACGCAGTTAGAGGCTGTTGCATAAAAGTAATCGTAGTAAAGAAAACAGATTTTGCTAAGTTCGATGCGCTTATAGATAATCTATATCAATGCGACCTCATTGAACTTAAAATCATTGAAGACTTATCTGAATTTGAAGACGAAGCAATCGGAGAAGATGTAGACTTAGAAGATACTATGTCACTACTGAAAGACTATGTAGATGGCATCGAAGTCAATGTCGATAAAGAACGATTGAAGTCATTGTTACAATCGCTTTATGTGGAAGCGCAAGACGCAGCATAACACGATTTCTCTTACACCATTAAAAGTTTTTGAACGATTATGATAAAATTTAGCAAGATTAGATGGAAGAACTTCCTCTCTACGGGCAATGCCTGGACAGAAGTTTTATTAGACAAAAGTAGCAGCACTTTGATTCTGGGTGACAATGGCTCTGGTAAGTCTACTCTACTGGACGCTATTACTTTTGCTCTATTCAACAAGCCTTTCAGAAACATATCTAAGCCGCAACTAGTAAACAGCATCAACAGAAAAGCAATGTTAGTTGAAGTTGAGTTTACTATTGGTTCAAAGTCATATTTGATTCGCAGAGGTAGTAATCCAGGCGTGTTTGAGATTGAGATAGATGGCGAGATGGTAGACCAGAACGCTAGTGTTCGTGACTATCAAAAGCATCTAGAAGAAAATATTCTCAAGCTAAACTACAAGTCATTCACACAGATTGTGATACTTGGTAGTGCCTCATTTACACCGTTCATGCAGTTGACTCCTAATATTCGTAGAGAAATCATCGAAGACATTTTGGACATTCGAATCTTTACCA